CAAAGTTACTGCAATAGCAGATAACAAATATGCTGTCGAAGGTTTGATCTTAGGTTCAGGCACTATAGTTACACCATTTGCTGACGCATAATCAGGAGTAAACTATGGCTGATGCAGTAACAACACAAACCATTATTGATGGTGAAAGAAACTGTGTTATGAAATTCACCAATGTTAGCGATGGCTCTGGTGAGTCAGCAGTAGCTAAAGTAGACGTTTCTGCTTTAGCTGCTAACGCTAATGGCAAGGCTTGTTCAGAAGTAAGAATACAACGTATAAGCCATGCTATTGTCGGTATGTCTGTGCAATTATTTTTTAATGCTTCTACTAATGTGTTAGCTATGGAGTTAGCAGAGAGTAGTAACGGACATATGGACTTCAAAGACTTTGGTGGTATTCCTAACAATGCAGGTTCAGGTAAGAATGGTGACATTCTTTTTACAACTAAAGGACACTCTTCGGGTGATACTTATTCTATAACTTTAGAAATGACTAAAGTTTATTCTGACTAAAGGAGAAAATTATGGCTAAAAAGAAAGCTATTATATCTGAAACAGGCGAGTTTCCTGCTTCTTATAATGTGCTGCAAGAAGGCGATGACGGTATCTGGCTCAAAGTATTTGGACCTGATCCTGATTTAGAAGATGCACAAAGAAAAGCAGACGAACTTAACGGTGTAAGAGCCAGAGATAGTAAAGGACATTACGTTGCTGATGATCCTTCTACTCCTGACATAAACGAAGCTTATGTTGGTGGTAAAGCACCCAAGAAAACAACTAAGAAGAAGTCTACAAAAAAGACAGCTTCTAAAAAGAAAAGCTGAGAGGTAAAAAATGCAAGGTAAAAAATCTAAGTACGGCATGGCTGGTGGCAAAAAAACCAAGTACGGCATGGCAGGTGGTAAAAAAACTAAATACATGATGGCTGGTGGTAAAAAAACACCTAAAGTAGAAATGTATAAAGACTACGTGCAAAGAATGTTTGGTGGAGGTTCTACTAAGGGTTCTGCTATGGGTGGACCGGGTCTTAAAAAGAAAAGATAATTTGTTGTGTCTAGAAGCACAAAAGATGCAAGACTTAAAAGGGCAGGAGTAAGTGGTTATAACAAACCTAAAAGAACTCCTAATCACCCAACCAAGTCACATATTGTTGTTGCCAAAGAAGGTAACAAAATTAAAACTATTAGATATGGGCAACAAGGAGTTAGTGGTGCAGGAAAAAATCCTAAGACTGCTAAAGACAAAGCTCGTAGAAAATCTTTTAAAGCTAGACACGCCAAGAATATTGCTAAAGGCAAAATGTCAGCAGCTTATTGGGCAAATAAATCTAAATGGTAGGAGACTATGAGTAGACAAAAAAAATCTACAGTTAATAAAGCAGGTAATTATACAAAACCGGGTATGCGTAAAGCTTTATTCAATAGAATAAAAGCTGGAGGCAAAGGCGGTAAACCGGGTCAATGGAGTGCAAGAAAAGCACAGATGTTGGCTAAACAATACAAAGCTAAAGGCGGAGGCTATAAATCATAATGGAAACATTTATTGGCATTATAGTAATATTAGCAATTGCAGTATTACTTATAAAAAAATACAAACCTAGTTGGTATGAGTTAGGTAAAAAATATTTTTCGGACAAATTTTCTAGTACAGAAAAAGCAGTAAAAAAAACCACTAAGAAATAGTAAATGGCTTACCTAATAAGTAACATTCCACATTTTAAATGTTGGGTAAGGAAAGAATTTACAGCTAACCATTTAAAATATCATGGCGAGTATCTACACGCTTTAGCTATTGCAGTTAACACAATTCCAGATCGTTCTCTTAGTTTTCAAGTAGTTTTTACTGGTTGCGAAATAGATATGGAAGAAGGTTTAGAAAACATACATGGTGGTGCAATGTGGGCACGTATGCCAATACAAGCTTTAGTTGCTGATATTCCAGTCGATGAATGGGCAGAACCTATGGAAGATCATTTGTGTCAACCTTGGGATTGTGAGTCAAGGGATCACTCAATTATTACTATGGATCGAGTCAGCTCTAGTCCTTGGATCGCAAAAATCAACAATGAATTTTATCAAGCCAAGTATTTATTTACTGTTGATTATACCGATCATGCTATCGCTGACGATCCTGCTCAACACAAACAATCTCATGTTATGTACATAACCGAAGAAGGTAAATGGAAAGGCAATATAGTAGCGTTACCAAACAATAGAGTTAGAGCTACTAGTCCTGCTTTATGGCGTACCGGTGAAGGAGCACCAGACTTTGCACCTTCACAATATTTACATTCAGCAGAAGGACATGAAAGTTATCTAGACCCTTTAATTACTTTTAATAATTTATATAGCGAAGGCTTTGAAGAAGAGGAAGAATAATGCCACTAAAAAAATCTCAAAGAAGCTTGAAAAAGTGGACTGGACAAGATTGGACTACGGCTAGTGGTAAAAAATCTTCAGAGACTGGCGAGGTATATGCACCTAAAGCACAAATTAACAGACTTAAATCTACTCCAAAAGGTAGAAGAAAACTTGCAGCAGCTAATAAAAAGAAAAGAGAAGCTACCAGAAAAGGCAAACAACACGCAAGACATGGCTTGCACAAAGGCAAGAAAAGATAAAAATTTTTTTAGGAGAAATGTATGACTATTTCAAGAGCTAATATGCGTAATCAGATTAATAAATCTGGTAAAAAAAAAAGAACTATAACAAAAGAAAAAAGAGGTGACCTTACTGTCATCAGAGTAAGATATGGCGACTAGCGGAACTACTACATTCAATTTAGATTTAACGGAAATTATGGAAGAAGCCTTTGATCTTTGTGGCGTACCTATGATGTCAGGTGGTGATTTTAATACTGCCAAGCGTGCTTTAAATTTAATTTTTCTTGAGTGGCAAAACAAAGGTTTAAATCTTTGGAAAGTAGAACAAGCATCAATTTCTTTAGTTGCAGGTACTAGCTCATATGCTGCAAATACTGCAGCTTTAGAGATAGTAGACGCTTACATTAGAACAGATGCTAACGATACAGAAAAACAAATAGATACAAAGCTAAGAAGAATTTCTAGAGTAGAATACAATCATCAAGCAAAAAAATTAAATCAAGCTAAACCTACACAATACTATGTTGATAAAGGTACATCAGATATAAATTTAGTAGTTTGGTCAACACCTGACTCAGCACAGACATATACTTTATTTTATGATTATATTAAAAGAATCGAAGATGCAGGCACAAATGCAGACGCAAACCCCGATGTGCCTGCTAGATATTTACCTTGTCTAACTTATGCTTTAGCTTTGAATGTAGCTATGAAATACCCAGAAGCAAATCCAAAAGTGCCTTTGTTAAAACAAAGATATGATGAACTCTGGCGTGAAGTCTCAGAATCAGATAGAGAAAGAGCATCAGTTAGATTTGTACCAGATTTAGGGGTCTATTAATGGCTTATGCTGCTGGGAAAAAAGCTTTAGCTATTTGTGATCGCTGTGGTTTTACCGTCAAACTTAAAGATTTAAAATATGAAGTAAGAGATTCTAGTCGAACAGGTATGCGAATATGTCCTAACTGTATCGACAAAGATCACCCACAATTAAAAATAGGTGACGTAAAAACAGACGATAAGATTTCTTTATTTAATCCTAGACCAGATACTGGTGAGCAAGACTCAACTACTTACTTTGGTTTTAATCCTGTAACAAGCACAGGAATTGTTCTCCGAGCCGAATTAGGCACAACTAAAGTACAAACAGTTATACAAGGCGGTGGAGCATCTAACACCCCTTTTACAGTTTCTGGTTTAGGTACAACGGCTTTATTAGGCTCAGTTACAGTTTTATCAAATGCTACCCAAGTAGCTGTGACTGGAAACACCAGCACAGGTGCAACTGGTTCAGTAAATACTTTAACGGGTGCAACCTTTGCGGTTACTGTTGCTGCCTACTATGGTGCAAATAAATATTACATAGATGGCACAAGACAAGCTACTGTAACTTTAAGTGAGGGTGCTACATATACATTCGATCAATCTGATTCAAGTAATGCTGGACACCCATTAAGATTTTCTACTACTTCTAATGGTACGCATGGTGGTGGTTCAGAGTACACGACTGGAGTCACAACAAATGGAACTCCGGGGTCAGCAGGAGCTTATACCAGAATTACTGTAGCGATTGGCACGCCAACACTTTATTATTACTGCACAAACCATTCAGGAATGGGTGGTCAAGCTAATACACCATAACACTATGACTTATTCAGAATTAAAAAATTTAATACAGAATTATTTAGAAAACTCAGAAAGTACCTTTGTCAACGATCTGCCACAAATAATTAAACAGGCAGAAGAAAGAATCCTTAAATCAGTTAAGCTACCCAATTTTAGAAAGAACGTACAAGGTAATTTAACTGCTGGTAATCAATATCTTTCTACACCAAGTGACTTTCTAGATAATTTTTCTTTGGCAGTTATTTCAGGTACAACACAAAACTTTTTATACTTTCGTGACGTAAACTTTATTAGAGAAGCTTATCCTGATACTTCAACACAAGGAGAGCCAAAAAACTATGCGTT